GTTGGCCTGTCTTCTTCTTCTTCTTGCTTTTAGCCTTACCCAGCGGCGCGTCTCTTCGCAGGGGCTTAGCTCCAGTCCTATCCATGTTGTATGCACCCATCAGCGCCATGACTGGGGCTGCTGACCTAGGGGCACGGTTCAAGGCGTGAGTTATGGACCGCCCTACACTATACAACTGGGATAAGTTGTCCATCCAAGCTCTTTTCGACTCGGGTGACAACGTATTGAACTTTCCGGCGGCATTAGAAATCCACGAAAGCAAGTTTGTGTTCCCGACTTTCTGCGCCGGACTGGCTATGCCTTTGTACTGGTTTATGATGACGAACTCGTACTTGGCACTGACAGTGACAGCTATCCGGGAAGACTGTGACACTCCGTCCGCCATAACGTAGATATAGCGTTCCATGACCGAAGAGTCGGTTGGGGAGCGGATGAACAACAGATCGTTAGGGGTATCAGGGACCATCGTCTGAATGACTGTGTCTCTGATGCTAACTGGCATTACATTGGGATGCTGCATAATGCTTTCAGCATTTAAATCTCCAACGTTGGAATGTAAGACGTAGAACCTGCCTTGCAGAGCAGTGGCGGGAGCTGTCTCTTCCATACATATGGAGTATGCAGTTACCAAATACTCGGTGTTCTGTGGTCCCACCGACGAGGTGATCTTTGTCGTGGTGGCAAAGTTCCACCAACTAGTACTAGGGTACATGACATATCCTAGAGTACTGAGATCGTGCATCTGGAACCGGAAGATCTTCCTCGAACTAGAGCTTTCGTCAGTGTAATGCTGTTTTATAGATCCGACTGCTATATCTTTTCTGCCTCCAGCAGAAATTCGAACGGGTTGACCGTCCGGATGGAAGAAGTGGGCCATTAAATTTCTAGCTTCAACTTTTTCAGCTGACATCGTTGTTTCCTTGGGGTTTATATTTTTAAACCCGGCCAGCAGGTAATACTTGACATTACCCTCAGGTTTCTCCAACATCAAATCTAGGTTGATCCCCTCTATTTTAGCTTCCCTCGCTACTAATAGATCGACCTGATCTGACTGGTGCACTTCTTGCTCGTCCCAGAAGTCACCAAACATTTTGAAATAGTCAATGGGATTGCTCTTGACTACCTCAGTGAGTTTGGTGAAGGTTTCTTTGACATTAGAACCCTTGCACCGGAGGTCCTGACATAGTTGTAACGCGTATTCCTGGAGAATGCTGGATGAACCGGCAGCCAACAACCTGCTTAAAGCTACAGCGTACCTGTGTGCTTTCCAATTCCTAATAATATTAGCATTAGACCCTGTGTAGAGTCTGGAATTAAAATAGAAATTGGTCAGGTTAGGGATAACCGCGCACTCGTCGATGTGAAGCGTTTTGGAACAGAAAGTAGCTCTGTTATACCCTAATACGCATTCATCGGTGGCGATGACGAAACCGCTATGGAATTCGTCAGATTCTGGAGTTCTGGAGGAACTCTCAAGAATCTCGTCCCTTAAAGCCTGTAGAGCGTCCCGGTTCGAGGAGAAAATTGTAAGGTCATCTCCGGAAACTTTAGCTGAAAAAGTTTTCCCGACTTTCCGCATGCAAGTTTTGGCAAACATTATGGTCGTGAGGGTGTTTGCCCATGTTGTGGAGGGGTCGCCTGATGCCCTTCCACCCTTGCGCTTGACGATGATTTTCCCTATCTTTGTGAAGAATTTAGTGGTCTTCACTGTAGCCGTCATCCACTTTAACGCATCATCTATCATCTTACGTGGGAATCCGTGTTCGATTAGGCGTTGGGTAATGACGGGGGTCAATTTCCTCAAGAGTTTGCGCTCGACTAATTCCTGAGTTTCATTGTACACCGTGGAATCCATAGCTCCGAAGTCGGTAGAGAGAGTGTGACGCTTGTTTTCTTTCTTCATTTTACACAAGAAATCAGAAAGCGTCTTCTCTGAAGCCTTGTAACTATATTCCGGGATAAGCAGACCCAACGTAGCATTCATCCAATTCGCTACTATCCAGGGGATTCCTGCTGCTATCTGGGGTCTGTTCTCCACAATACGGGCTCTTTTCTTGTCCCCGTATATAATCCGGCCTTGAAGGTTCTTAGGATTAGAATAAGTTTCATAAGCCTTGACAAAACCGGAGTAGAATGTGGTACCGGGAATAGAGTTTCGTTGCTTTCGAACTGCTTCCCTGTAGACCTCTTTCTTCTTCTCTCCGAATCCCTGCTTGGATTCTATGAGGTCTTCGGGCGATTTCCAGTGTTCTTCCACGAATTTCTGGTCGAT